TTATTTAGAAACCAGCTTAATAATTATATGTGAAAGTCTTCTTCTTTCACCTACAGTACCAGCAACATCACCTTCATTCATCCAGTTAGACCATTCTGTTGGTGATTCACCATCATTAAACGGTTGTTCTGCAATACATTTAGCTTTAGTACATTCAAACTTTACTTTATAAATAACTTTGTAATTGGGTAAATTTCCTAATCTTATTTGAATAGCTTCCATTCTTTTACCTTCACCTTCAGTACCTGCTAATTGACCATCACGTACCCAAGGCATCCAACCTTTACTTTCTGAATGTGCCCTATACTCAATATACGCCCCTTTCGGTGCATTTTTAAGTCGAATTTTTATTCCCTCAATTCGCTTGGTATCACCATCTTCAACCCAAAATTCTTGAACAACACCTTCACCTTCACTTACATTTCCGATAGCTTTTTTAACTTTCTTACTTTTACCAGCAAGCATACCACTACTAACCCACCCTTGTTTATCCCCATCAGATTGAATATGTACAGTATATTCCAAAGAAACTTGTGCTTTGGAATTTAAAAACAATAAAAAACATAACAAAAACGAATAAACCTTAAATGATTTCATAACTGTAAAGAATTAATTAATAAATATTTTTCATTAATTATTTCTTATGGGAGTTACTAAAGATACTAATTTAAAATCATAAACACCTCATTATCAGTATATTTTAAAATATTGAATTAGTTTCAATCACGTTTACTCTATTATTTACGGTTGATATTTCTTCAACTGAAACAATTGGTGCTGGTAATGATTGATTTGCAATAGCTATTTTTGTTGCTAAATCATCGGTATTAATTAAATTATTATTTGGAATATTAACCCTTCCAGCAATACCACCGTTTGCCATTAATGGTACACCACCACCAGCTTGATTTAATTCAGATAATAATGGTAAAAACATTGAAGTACTTCTTCTATTAATAATTGCTTCACCATCTTCAGCTTCAATTGGAATACCCCCTTGTGAATGTCTTGCACCTCTTAATAACATACCTCTTTCAGCTTTTTTAAGATTTGCACTTTCTCTTTTTGGTGGTTTAGTTGAAACTATTTTAGCTATGTTTACAGCACCAACCGCACCCACTAATGCACCAGTAGCAATACCAATAAGACCACCATCAGCCAATGCTTTAGTAACACCTTGAGCTGTATTAATCGCAGCAGCAGCAACCGCAGCAGCTTTACCAGCAGCCGATTCTTTACCTAATAAATCAGAAATACCATTAAATACAGTACCAGCAGCAGCTAATTTTGAATTTTGTTTATCCTTTTCTAATTGTTCTTGATAATTAGCATACTTTTCATTTATTAATGAAATATCAGCACCACTTTGTTCAGCGTTTGCAACTTCTTGAAGTCTTTGTTGTTCTAATCTTTCAGCAGCTAAATCAAATTCATTTGTAAAACGTTCTTCATTTATTGCTAATTGATTTTCATAATCAATGGCTTCAGCTTCAATTTGGGCTTCTTTTCTTGCCTTTTGTACTTCTTCTTTTGCTTTATAATTATCATCATCAATTATTGCAATGGCATTATCATATTCAGTTTTATTTATAACACCTTCTTCAAATTGAAGTTTAGCAAAATCCCTTTGTTTTTGTGCTAATGCATCTAAACGTTCTTGTTCAACTTTTAAAGATTCTTCACTAAAGAATTTATCATTATCTAATTTTGAATAATTATTTCTTATATAATTATCTAATTCAATTTGTGCATTTGTAACCGCAGCATTTGCTTTAGCATCAGCTAATTCATTTTGAATTTTTAAATATTCAGCATCAAATTTTGCTTGTGATATACTTTTAGTTGCTAATTCTTTTTGAAGTATGGCAACCCTTTTTTGTGCTACTTGTTCATCTATTGCTAATTGTTCTTCAAGGGTTTTTGCTCTTACACCTTGTGATTCAATATATTTTTCTAATTCATCATTCATTAAAGCAATAGCTTTTTCACTTGCTTCTTTTCTTAATGAATTTAGATTCACCAATTGTTCTGATTCTTGTCCAGTTATACGTTCTTGTATATCAGCAATATTTGTTAAAGCTTCAGCTTGTTCATCCAATGCTGTTTTTGTTGAACCTTCGGCTTTTATTCTTTCATTGGCAACTTGAAGTGCTAATTGTGCAATTGATAATTCATCAGATAATTGATTTTTTAAAACCTTACCTAATTCATCATTGGCTTTAATTCTTTCAGCCATTGATTTTGATTCATCATCACGAATTTGTCTAAGTTTTTCAGCATCTCTTTGATATTCCAATTGAATCTTTTGTGCTTCTCTTTGTGCTTTGGTTAATTGTGCTTCAGCATCAGCCAATGCTTTTGCATCTTTAGCACCTTGTTGAACTTCTTTATTAAAGTTTTTAATTGCATTGGCTTGCTTATCAAACCCTAATAAATCAAGTCCTGATGCAATAGTTGATAAACCAGCATAAATAGCTTTTTCAGCCAATTCAAACCCCTTTACAAGTCCATCAATTAGAAATTCACCTAATGGTTCAAGTATTTTTAATAATGTATTTGTGATACCTTGAAATGCACTAAAAGCTTTTTTAATTTTATTGGTTGAATCTTCGCTTCTATCCATCGCATTTTTAACCAATGCGAATGCACCAACCAACACCGCTAATAATGCACCTATTGGTGTTGCAATAAAAGATAATGATGCTTTAGTCATTGATTTAAAACCAGCAACAACACCACCTAAACCACCAGTTACTTTATCAAGTGCTTCAGGATAGTTACCAATATTTTGTTTTTGTTTTTCAAGTGAAGATGAATTTTCATTTATTTTACCATTGTTTTCATCCATCTTTTTATTGATGGTTTCGATGGCTTTTGCACCTTCATCAGTTGAAGCATTTAATTGATTACGTACTTTAACCAATTCAGCATTATTTGCTTTTGCTTCATCAACTGTTTTGATTTCTTTACTAAGTGCATCATTAAGTTTTTGATTTGCACCAGTTGTAGCTTGAAGTACTTTTACTTGTGAATTATATTCTTGTTTTAAGCTTTTTAAATCAGCTTCATTTTGTATAAAAGTTTTGCTGGTAGTTTCACCAGCATTTTTAAGTTCTTTTTGTGTTGCAGTTAAATCTTCAATACTTTTTTTAGTTGATTGAAGTGATGATAATAATTTTTTATTGTCAATGTTTAATTCCGCAATTGCTATTTGTTGTGGCATTAGTCATAATATATTTGGTATTGTGGTTAATCTGTGTTAACCATTATTAGTAAGGTATTTCTACCATTTCAGCTTCAGCAATTGGTGAAGCAACATTATATTTTAATTTATTTACGTAGTAATATTTTCCAGTTTGTTTTAAATAAATCAGTTGGAAAAAATCAAATTCGTGAATATCAAATAAATTCAATTCTAACTTACATTTAACCGCTTTATATGATTCCAACGCATTTATAAAATCTGAATAGTAATCATCAAAAACTTGTGAAAATGGAATTGGTAATGAACTTATATTAGTGTATTCGTTAATCCTTACAGATACTAAATCATTGAAGTAAATAAAGTATTCTTCAGGTGTATCACTTTTAGTTAACTTTACTAATTTTTGATTTGATTCAGATGCTTCATAAATAAAATTATTAGCATCAAATTCATCTTCTTCTTTAGTTAATAATGGATTATAATAATGAATCTTTTTACTTGACCTTCTCGGAAATACTTCAAATTCTGAAGTGAATACCGTTGTTTGTGAAGCTCCTAATTTATTATCAAGTGTGAAAAAATCATCATAATAAGCATCACTTGAATCTGAATATTTATACTTAAAATAATTTTGTTGTGCATACGTATGTGTAAATGATTCTTCTTCAATTGAAATTAATTTACTTGTATAATCAATTGCATCACTTTTATCATTTAAAAGATTATCAATGTTTTTAACCTCAAAAATATTAGTGTTTCGTTTCTTGTTAAGAATTAAACCATATCTGTTTAAAACGTCTTTAACAAAATCAGTTTGTTTAATATCACCTAAATTTAAGGTATCACCCGAAACTGTATAAAATGTTTCACTTTGGGCTGAAAATGTGATTTCTAAATAAATACTATAATCTATCCTTCCATCACCATTAACTTCTTCATTTGAAGAATAAATATCAAAATTGATGGTATCACCTGATTTAACATCAATAATTAAATTGAATGGTTCATCATCATACGAATTATCATTTAATCTAAAATAATGTACTGCCTGACCTATTCTATCATTAGTATAACGTATATCTAAAAATTCACCCAAATTAATGTTATAATGTGGTGTAATGGTCATATTTAAAAAACCATCATATTCAACTGTAACACCAGTATCAATGAATGTTAATTCTGAATTTGAAGAAGATGGATTTAAACCTACGAAATCATCAATTGAAGTGAATTGTGTATCACCAGTATAATCAACTATTATACTATTTGTATTCTCATTTACAACTGATAATGTAATTGGTTGTGGTGTTGGTATAACATAACCTTCTTTTAATGTGATATATTCATTTTTGAACTCACTATATAATTTAGTATCTGTGAATAAATCACCTTGAATTTGAAAACCAGCTTCTTCAAAAATGGAATTAAAAATAAATTCCGTTTTGATTAATGGGTATGTTTCATTTAAAGAATAGCTATTATTATAATCAAAACTAAAATCATCATCTTCACGTTCTAAAAAATCAAGATTTCTTGAATAAGTGAAATTATAATCATCTTCATAAATCGAATGATTACCATTCACATATAATTGGTAGTTACTTATATTTAGATTATGGGTTAAACTTGATTTATTTAGGTCATTAATAGTACTTGATTTGATTTGCTCACTTAGTTCAATAATTCCATTATATATACTAATTTCAAATTCTTTATCAGTTACTTTATCTATAATGCAATAGCCATTTGAAAAAATAGGTATTGAATTATATAAATAACTACATTTTAAACGATTATAAGGCATTCTTGAAGTATTTCCAACAATACCTAAACCATCAAATATTTTGATGTTATTTGCTGTCTTTGGTAGCTTAATTGTATTACTATAACTTGATTGTTTTGCTGTAATACTACCTAAAGAATTAAGGGTTAAAGTTCTATTTATTTTACCATCACTATATAAATCAACTCTTTTATCTTCAATTAATAATTCTTCTTGTATCATTCATATTAGTAATTCATCGTATATTGAATTGGTAGTTCAATATTTATTATAATTTCATTGATGTTTTTCTTCTTTTTTTCATCAATTGAACCATCAACATTTACGGTTATCCATTTACCGTTAACAAATGGTGTTTCACTTGTATATAATTGTATTGATGGTGAACTAAGTATTGATTTTAAATAAAATAATTCATCATTACTTACATTCGTTTTTACTCTCAAATCTTTGGTTACTTCTTTACCGATTGAATATGAAAATGAATTTGGTGATTCATCTAAATTTTTGAATTCATTTCTTGTTGCTTCAGCAATACTTTTTGAACTAGTTGATGACCTATAAAATTTATCAAACAGATAAAAATTATACCCACCATCATCATTATACCATTTCAAATAAACACCACATTTTGAAGGTACTTTCTTTAAATTCAAATTAGTTTTAAAGCTACCATTGTTATAAATATTTAATCTATTTACCGTATCGGTTAAAGGTAGCAAGCCCGTTGTGGTTGTGTTTTCATTCCCTTTATCAATCCAAATTCTTGAAGTTCCTGAAGTTGAAGCTGTGAATGTTGCATCATCACCAGTTTGCACATTAATTATTTTAATTTCATCATCTTCATTCACTTTTTGTAATTCAAAAAAGAACGGAAAACCTTCAAAATGTGTTAATGTATAATCAATACCATTTTTTGATTTTGATAAAATTTGTTGATTATTATTAAATACAACTTCATCAACTTGTTTAACGCTTTTGAAAAATGTGAATGATTTTGTTAAATCTTCTTCATTTGGAAAATCATCTTCAAAATCAAAAGTATTTGACATATAAAAATCTAATTCCAAATTCAATATTCTATCATCCAATATTTCAAAAAATCCTATTGGTAATTGATGATTATCTTCAAAACCATTTTCATTAATATGCACCTTTGCGATTTCTTTTAAATTGAATTGAAAATCACCGTTTAAATCAGGATAAATTCTAAAAGGTTTTGAAAACATTGGTGTTGTGATTTCTGTATATTTTATATCATCAAATTGCGATGATTTAAAATTTATATATGAATCATTATATGCTGGGTATAAATCAGTTATTTCTTTTGAAAATATAATAGCCATTTCTTATTTATTTTTTTCTAATATGATTAATGAAGCTTCCAATTCGTTAACAAATTGATTTACATTGAATTGTGATACTCTATTAATTATTTCATTTATTCTTTGTGGTGTAATTACTTCTTCATAAATCTTTAAATGATTATTTGAATTAGTTCCTTTACTAGCAATTTTTTTTGCTATTGCCCACGCTAGACTTGTAACACTCATTTTTTCACTATAAGGTGTTATTCCTCTTGCTTCAATCCATTGTTTAATTGATTCAACTGGTGGCATCTTACCAGCACGTCTACCAGCCAAATATGTATAACCATATAAAGTACCTTTATTAGTACCATAAACGGCTTCTAAGCCTTGTTCAAATTCACCTGAAACTCTTTTACCACTAGCGTTATAAACCTTTATTATATCACTTATAATGGCTTCCATTTCTTCTTTAATTATATCATTATTTGATTTAGCTTCATTACTCATTATCACTTATGGTATAATTAACTATAACCCCCGAAAAATTATAATCGAGTGCATTTATTATTTCAATTGTTGACCAACTAACAAGGGTGAAATTTGTTTCACATTTCACATAATTTTTGATAATATCGGTTGAATCATTTATGATTGGTTTAATATAATTTTGATAATGTGTATCATAATCTTCATCAATATCTGATGATTTAACCAACATAAATGAACCTGAATAATCAGTACTTTCAGCACCACCATAATCATCAAAATTGGTTAAGATTTTAATGGGGTCAACCAATAAATGAACCTTTGTTAATTCATCTGAATCATATAGGTTTTGAAAGTCTTGTCTTGCATATTGGAAAATCCAGTCATTTACAATACTTATATTCTTAAAAATTTCATACATTTTATTTTAGTTATTAATCGGCTTCATTTTATTTATTTCGTGTTGCAAATCTTGAATCTCTTTATCAAGATATAATTTGACAAAAACAACACTATATTTTAAATCTAATATTGAATCAAACTTTAATATATCACCATTGGCTAATGAATTAACCACATTGTAAACACCAAATTTTTCTAATCTTTTACTACCATCTAAAATTTCAAATCTTGAATCACTATATTTTGGTTTTAAATGATTCATTTCTTTATTCACTAATGATATTAATTGATTTTGAACGTCTTTTAGTAATGGAAAAAATTCAATTATTTCTAGTTGAAGTACTTCTTCTTCACTTATACCTTGTACCATTGAAATAATATTGATGAATTCATTTTCATCACTTATTGTTTTCTTAATTGTTTCAACCTCTCTAAGGGTTAAATCAGTTAATTTTATATTAGTTTCAATTGGTGTTAAGTGAACTAATATTTCAACATATTCTTTAATTAGTTGGTCATCTTGCTGAAGGAAATCTTCAAGAATGTAATTTGTAATTGTATTCATTTAGCTTAACCATCTTAATGTGTTGTAATTATTATTTCTTGTAGATAATCTATCCATTGCAAAATATCTTACTGCATCTAATAAGTGATTATGCTTATCAATTGGTGTATTTAATTTTTCACCATTATTATCTTTTTCCCACGTATAATTGTTTAATTCAGATATTAAATTCTCACTTCTTTTAGTTACAAATAGGTTATATTCCTGAACGATTGAAATACCATCTAAAATTGAACCAGCACCTTTTTTAACAGCTTTTGCTGGTATGCTGTTATTTCTTAATTCAGCAATAATTTCAGGTCTTGCTGAATCGCAAACAATTATATTTTGTGTTAATTCTGAATCACTTTTTATATGATTCACAATTTGATTATTTAACAATCCACTTTTGTAAAGTGATTCATCAAGAATTAAATCATTTATACCTCTTTGATAGATTTTTACTAATGCGTTCGGGTCGTTAAAACCAAAATCTAAACCAGCACCTATATATTTACAATCGGCTGGTATATCATCAATTAATTGATAATTATATATAGTTCCATCAACTTGACCTTCTTCACCATAAACATATACAGCTACAAAGTTTTTCCAATAACTTGAACCATTTTCAGCTTTTTTAATAGCTTCTTTATATTCTTGAATTACATTCTTTGATAAATATTCATTGTCTTTATATGTGAGTTTAACAAAGTTGGATTTATCATCCTTTATATATTCCCTTATCCAAGATAAATGTGATGGATTGTAATCAAGAAAAATGAACTGTTTGGTTCTTATTGAAAGTTGTGTGAAGGCTTCACGATTTATATTATTTGCTTCATTTACAAATAAAACATCCCTTCTTGCACCCCTAAGTTTACCACCATCTTCAACACCAAACCATTCAATTGTACAACCGTTTAATTTATAGCTGTTATTGGTCTTGTTATGGTGTTTTTCATCATAAAGATTATTTGCAATTAGTATATCAATTAAATCTTTTGCAGCACCCCTTCTTAAATGTGGAAATGATTCACTTACAATTGATATTGTTAAAGGGGTTTTTGATTTGGTACATAAAATAATAAGGTATTGAAGAATTGAATAAGTTTTACTTGAACCACCAGCACCTTGAATTATTCTAGTTCTTGCTTTTATTTTTGTAATCTTTTTAAAGGCTGTGGTTAATTTCACTCTATCTCATCATTATTATCTTTTTTCGTTATTAATAAGTTTTCTTCTTTTACTTCATCAAAATCAATATCTACCATATCGATTAATTTTTTATCACCACCTTCAATTTGAAGTGTGATGTTACCACTTCCAAGGGTTAAATGATTTTGTTTAAGTTGAAGATGGGTGTTTTTTCTCTCTAAAGCCCACAAATAAGGGTATGCGTTTTTCTTGTCATCATCGAATGCTTTTGCTGTTAAGTTCATTTTTTGCTTAACACGTCCAACATTTAATGCATTTAAAAAATCTTCTTTTTCTTCATCGGTCAAATATTGAAGTGATGAAATTGACCTTGAATTATTTTGATTTGGTGACTTTAGAAATTCAAAATATGACATTGATATTTTGTGTTTTTTACCAACCAAATCATTCACTAAATAGAATAAATCAGTATCACTTAGTAAGGTTGTATTTTCGTCTTGAAGTACTTCTTTCATCTTCATCATCCAAACCTTAACTTTTTCATTTTTACTGTATCTTAACTTTTTTTCACTCATTAATTTATTGGTTAAACATTCCGTTATTTTGTTGGTGTACTGTAAAGAAAAAATTCTTCATTCCTTCTTTTGGTTAACCCTTTTAGCACCACTTTTTTATTATTTACCGTTCCTTTATTCCATCTTTTGAATTGGTATTCAATAGCATCAAAATCATTTGGGTTATTATTGATTTTTTTTAATAGTGTGCTTCTTTTAAAGTTATATACACCAACGTTATAAGTAAATGAAACAAGTGATGAAAATTGATTTTCATTTATATCACTTGTTACATATTCATTTACTTTATCTTCAAAAGTTTTGATAATATTTTCAAATAGTTCATCACCTCTTTTACGTGTGATTGGTTCATCGTTTAAGGTAACTTTTGAACCATCTTCATAATAGGTATTACCCCATCCTATTGTTGGAATCCCTGAAGGGCATAAATAAGGGTGATTTCTGAAGGATTCATATTTGTGAATTAGTTTTATACCAGTTTTTGTTGTTTTCAATCATCTTAATTTAATTTTCAATTATTCTTTTTTTTAAACTATTAGGTTTCTCAAAGTACCTACTACAATACCAGCAAATCTTTTAGCACCATAATCAGAAGGATGCGTATAATCATATAAAAAATCACCAATATTATTTGTTGTCCAATTTATTTTTTCTTGAATATCAGCAACTAATAAATTTCTATATTCGGCTACATCTCTATATACTTCACCCCATCCAACATTTCTAATAGCATTAACAGTTCTATGAGGTGGTGTCACTAGAATTATTATAGCTGCGGGATGATTTGTTTCTATATAATCAATAGCATAGTTTAATATACCTTGTGGCGTGCTTCTATCCCTACTTGTTACATCTCCATAAGGCAACGAAATACTTTGATTTGTACCACCTGCAATTGTTATTACTGTAGCATCCGATGGTATATTAGCAAGATTTGCATCATTAAGATTATTTACTGGTTGTGAACCCCAAACACCTAAGTTTGTATAGGACATACCGAAATAATCACTCACATAATCTATATAATCTTTACCGTGAGAACCGTCACCATTTGTGATTGAGTCACCAAAACATACTATTCTATTATTTTGTAGCAATAGACTGGTAAGTCTTTCAGAAGTTTTAGCGTTAAGCGCATAATCAGAAATATTAAAATACCTATCAGTAAAGTCAATTTTCTGAACTAAATCATAGAATTCTTCTAATGAAAATTTATTAAAAAAGGTGTTCTCTACCCAACAAGAATGACTGCTAACTACTTTAAACTTAGCCCCAGAATCAAACCATCTAATCCCCGCAGTCGAATAAATACCTTGAAATAAAATAAAGGTGTATTTCTCACCAACCGTTGTAAATAAGTGGTCTAAATCATCGTTATCAATTTGAGGTCCATTTGTTTCTACTAAAACATCTGTAGAGCCTCCAGTTAATTCTGTTAATTCAATTTCCACTGTTGTTAAGAAATTGGAGAAAGTATTTTGTTTTGGTGTTAAAGGCAGAAATGCAAAAGCACCAACAGAATCTGTATTTAGTGAAAGTATTGTATCACCATTTTCTTCTGTTACTACTGAATTTCCGTTAAAAGGAACTATTTCAGAATCATTATAATAGTCTCTAAATCTAGTATAAAAAGTATCTCTTTTTAATTTATCAATTTCTTCATCTATGGTAATACTTGATTCTATAATTAAAAATGGGTCAGTTGGGTCACCATTAATATGATGACTAGCTACGATGAAAGCTACATCAGTATCATTTTTATCAATTTCTAAATTGTAAATAGTATCCTTTTCTGAAGATGCTAAAAGAGTTTTTATATAAGTTTTGTTTTCATCGAATAGACCAATACACCCCACAACAGAAACTCCATAACCTTTATAACTAATTTTATCACCCGCTTTTGCTGGTAAAAACCCAGTACCTAAATAAGTACCAATTGGTGTTGAACCATCTGTTCTAAAATGTTCTTTTTGTTTTCCTAAATCAAAATAATTCTCTCTGTTAATTCGTCTTTCAGAACTAATAAATAAACTTTTATTGTAGTCATCGTTTGATTGAATTTCTATAAAGTCACAACTACTAGGGGTTTTAGTTGCAAATCTCACAAAGTAAACCCAGTCAGGTACAATTTCATTGTATGTTAAAACATAATTATTATCATTAACACTTACCATTAATGGAGCGTGAACCGATTTATCTTTAGAATATCCATATATAACAGGTTCAGTTACGAATGAGCCAAAACCTCTAAACTTTAAACGTGTTACGGATGGCACAACCTCATAAAATTCATCTGTATAAAATGAAAATCCGCCACCTAGATTAGTGATACTTCCATCATCGCGTAATATACCATCAATCCAAGTCGCATCTGCTTTTACATCTACACCATTACCACTATTTTCATTTCCTTTATTAATTATTGTATCTTCAAAGAAAGTAACCGCTTTACCAGTTACACCTTTGCTAGTATTACTTTCATCAATGGTATTTTCATATAAATCAGCGTTTTTAATCCAGCTTGAACCATTATAACCATAATATCCATTATTTGAATCAGTACTATCATTTGCAACTATCGCTGAATCATTTAAAGTGTTACCAGTTGATGCATTTAAATCACTTAATGTTTGATAGGTTTTTATTGAATTAATATTAATTGAATCAATACTATCTTGTAAATCATCAATTTGGGCTGATACAGAACTAGGTAAAACAAAATCAAAAACTAAATTTAATAACGCTTCAACCGTATCTTCTTGATTGGTATATGTAACACCATCAATAATAAATTCATCATATGGTGTACCACTTATTAATTGTTGCTTTGTATCATTTACATTATATATTCCAATTGCATTATCACCTTGCTTTAATGGTTGGTATATTTTCGCATATTGCACACCATTTATTTCAAAATGTTTATCGTTAATATTATTTATTACAATCATTTAAATTCATACTCTTTTACTTTTCGTTATTATTCCAATTCACCGTATTTTTCAACGTATTTCTGAATGGTCTTTTTTTGCTTTTCAATCAAATTATTTAGCTGTTTATTAACTTCTTTTAGAACACTTAATTCAGCTTGTAGTTTTCCAAAACTTTCTTCAAATTCAGCTTGTAAACGTTCAATTCTTGCTTTATATCTTTCGTCTATATCATCAACGAATTCTTGATATAAGTCCATATTTTGTTGAAGGTTATTCAATGAATTTTTTTCTAATTCTTTATTATTTTTTTTAATACCGAATTTTATTGCAATAGTATCTTTATACCATAAAGTTATTGCTGCTATCACATAGCCTATGTACTTCAACAACTCATATATTTGTGGTACATCATTTAGGTTGTTTTTCATTATTATTTAAGTAGGTTTTTACTTTTCGTTATTTTATCACAGTAAATCTTTGTGAATTGGTATTTATATTTGGATTATTCCCGCTTGAATATCTAGGAAATAATGAAGATTTTGATTTCAGATATTTATCAATCATTTCAAACTTAATTGAAGCATCAATAACCGTTTGTTTGCTTATATCCTTCAATAGATTTCTATCTACTGGTGTTGAATCTTGTGAAAACTTTGTCACCGCACCAAATGGTGTTAAATTGGTGTTTACTGAATACACATATCTTGAATAAGTATAATCTGATAGTAATGATTTTATACCCTCTTGATAATAATTTGAACCATTACAAGTAAAGGTTGAACCACTTAATAAATCTTGATAATCTTGATTATTTAAGTTTTCGATTAAATCAAAATAGAAATCATTTAATACATCATATAAATCAACTGATTGTGCTAATTTTATACATTCGTTTATTTTATCAGTATCAATTTTTTTACCTACATCACGATATGTTGCAAATTCATTTGCTGTTATTATATTATTCATTTTCCGTTGGTATATTATCACTTGTTATTTGCTCAAATGGGTTGATTATTTTTAAATCAGCTTCAATTGGTTTAGTGAATTTCCCCATCAAATTTTGAAACACTTCTTCAATCATATCACGTTCTTCTTCTTTGCTCTCAAATAGCTGTTTTTTAGCTTCTTTAAGCATTTCACCACTATTACCAAACATTCCATTATCTGATGGATTTACAAGCATTAAAGGCACTCCAAATGCTTTACAAATGTTCTTTTCAGCTTGTTCATCAGAATATTTGAATAATTCATCATCATAGGCACTTGTTAAATCTTCTAACTTGATTTGTTTATCCAAATCATCGCTCATATTTGATGATTCCAGTAGTAAAATATTACCACTATTTTCAGCACCTTGAAGTTCTTTTAATTTATTTCTGAACGCTCTTCTATCATCGTCATTTGAAAAAGGTTGTACTACAACAAGTTTTGTATTTTGGAATCCCTTTTCAGCACCATTACTTCTAAATATTTGTGAATTATTTTCTAATAATGCTTCATTTAAAACTGGGTTAAGGTCTGTTAATGAATAGATTGCATTTGAATCTTTTTGTATATGAAGAATTTGACCTTTATAATTTCTAATTCCACCAGCATTTTCAATTTGGCTTTCAATTACTGTTTTATTGGAATTAAAACGGTTATATATTTTGAATGATTCAGCTTTAGGTTTGTTTTCCCAATCAGCGATAATATATTTACCACTATAACCTAAATCATCTTGTTTACCTATTCTAACTTGTGTGAATGGTATTACTTTAATTGAAGTGATTTCAAATAATAAGTTATAACTAACGGCTATGTATAAATTATTATGTTTTGCATATTCCCTTGAAGCAATTCTTAGAACTTCATTAAGGGTTTGACCATCTTTATTAATTGTGATTTTACCTAATTCACCAAATGATTTACCATAAATAGCTTTAGCAACTTTATCAACACACGTTTTTGAAGTAACTGATATATTAATTAATGTTTCAATTAATTGTGGGAATAAATTATCATTACCAGCCGTATATATATCATTTCTTTTGTCAAGTTTAACCGATAAAATATTATGTTTTATTTCATTATATAATTTCATTTAAGGTTCTTACTTTTTAGTAGAACCTCTTTTTTTATAGGTTCTTTTTGGTGAAGCTTTTTTAGCTTCACTTATTTTTTTGTCCTTACAAGTTGAACAAGGTTTTTTTGAAGTTTCTTTAACATCTTCTTCAGTTTCTTCAGCATTATCTTCACCAATTAATTCTTTCCAATTTTCAGGGTATTTTGAAAATAAATCTATTCGTTCATTTTTAATTTGTAAAAATCTGATTGCTAATTCATCAGTCATTTTATCATTTGAAATTGTTTCTGAACCACCTTTTTGAAGTTTATAAATCACAAAGGGTTTTCTTAATTGAAAATTTGTCATTTTATATAATTTACGTAGCTGATTAATCATAAATTGAATTTCATTAGGACAAGACAAACAAACATTAGTGTGAAATTTTTCTTTATAATCCTTTACCAATAAATTAATATTTGATTTTAAAAATTTTGAATCGTTTGAACTAAGTATTTCTTGTATTGTCATTTTGATATAAGAATCAAATAAAGGCTGAATTGGTGTTACCCTATCAGCCAATTATTATTATTGTTTATGTTAATCTTATTTATTATGCTTCAGCAAATAAAGCATCATAACTAGCTTTACTAGTTGCATAATCACTTTCTAAGAAAGTCATATATGGGTATTGTTCAACAGCACCTTCTTCAGTACTTAATGTGAAGACTAAACCAGCACTATTTTCATTTGTGTTATGTGTCATTTCTGATAATCTTAGACCGTTTTCATATCCGTAAATCTTGAATTCATCTAAACCATCAAGACCAGCATATTTGGTTCTTACAACCATCACAAATAAGCCATCTTTGATTTCTTTTGCACGTTCCGCATTTTCGGTTGAATTGGTTGATAATCTTGAAGCAAATGAAGCCGTAAAGCCATCAATATCTTCACTATTTGGAGCGTAAACCGCACCAGCACTACCTAATTCTTTGAACCATTCTAATTTATAACCAGTTTTACCACTAGCAAGTGTTAAAGCTGATACAGTTGCACCACTAGCAGTTGTATTTGAAAAATCAATATCATCATAGTTGATAATTACGGCACTACTACCTTTTAGACCTTTTTTAGGTGCATCATCACAACTTTGAAGTATATCATCAGTTAATTTATTATTACAAGCCATTTTTTAATTTATATTTTCTTTTATATGGGGGTGAATTGCTTCACCCCATATATTTATTATTTTGAAGTTGTGTTATTACACAGTTAATGTGAATTCAACAATTTCATCAGCATTAGAGATTTGAACACCAGCTTTACCTTTAGTTCTTAACATTACTTTGTCTAATGTTTTATCATAAAATGCTTCAATTGTTTCAGTTTCAGAAATTACATCTGAACCTACTATGAAGTTTGAACCTACTGATGCAAACATTCTTGAAGTACCGTCTAAACCATAAACTCTGATTAGTTTACCGTGTCCACCACCGATTTCATATACACCATTATCGTGTTCTGGTTTGTAGTGATATAAATTATCAGATTTTTCTTTTGAGATGTACATATCAAATACATCATCACCAACTAAGGTTACATAGTCTTTACTTCTTTTTACTTTTGCTGGTGCTGCAATTCTCATATCTTCAACAAGACCTTTTACATTGTCTTTTGTGATTGCAGTCGCACCTGAAGTATTACCATCTATTACATTTGAATCAGCATCAATTAATTTGATGAAACCATCAAATAATTGGTAAGTACTACCACTAGCAGTATTACCTTGCCAATAAGTCATTTCTAAAGTTTCAGCAATTGAAGCTACTTTAGTGTTAACAATTTCTTCTTCAAATGGTAAATCATCACCATTGTTAGAACCCGGTGCTAATACCGTATTAGGTAATTTTGTTTGTAAATCATCTGAACAAAATGATTCAAATACCGTGAAAGGCTTCACAGTTAATACAACCTCATTGATAACCGCATCACCTGAAGGTGTTGCACAGTTACCTGATTGTAATGTAGCTGCACCACTTACGTGTGGTACAGATGTTGAACCTTTTACATTCGCCATATATAATGCGAATTTCCCAGTGTCACCACCAGTGAATAAGGTCTTTGTTAATGCTTTATTTTCTCTTGAAATAAAGTCTGAAAAGTTTGATACATCGTATGCCATTTTAAATTAATATTTAACTCTCTTTTAGCCTCTTAAGTAATTTGAAGCTTTATTATTATTTGTATTGTTTATTTGTAATTGAGCATTAACAGTAGCTTCTTCACTACCAATAAGTTTTTTTAATGCTTTGATTTCTTCTACTTGATTATCATTAGCAGCTTTTAATTCCGCTAACATTTTTAAGATTTCAGAATTTTCAACTTCTTCAGTTGGTTCTTCAGTTGGTTCTTCAGTTGGTTCAGTTGATTCAGCTTCTTTGATAAATCTGATTACACCATCACTATCAACTAATATTTTTCTACCATCAGCTAATTCATATTCACCAGCAGTTACAGCTTTTGGTGCTTCACCTTCTTTTGATGGCTTATATTCAACCACATCACCGATTTCAAAAGTTTCATTTACAACTGATACTTCCCATTTGCTGATTTCACTTATTTCAGCAGCAACCGCTTCAGCTTCAACTTCTTCTTCGGTTTCTTCTTCAACTTCTTCTTCAGTTTCTTCAGCTTCTTTGATTTCCACTAATTCACCAGCTTCAAAAATCCAAGTTGAACCATCGGTTTGAACTCTTTCACCTTCAATTGGTTTACCATCTTCATCAATCGCTTTATCACCCACAATTGGTTGTGCATCTTCAGCGATTTCAGGAAAATTGATTATATCACCATTAGCATCAGCGATTTCAAGATTTACAATTGAATCATCTGAATCATCTGTGAAAAATTCATTCAATGCTTTTATGAATTGTTTTGTTTTACTCATTTTTTTAAATTCTTTATTGTCATTATTCAACATTGCAACCGCCTTTAGTTCAGCAACAACACCATTTGAAAATCCTAATGAAACCGCTTCTTCAGCGTTCATATATGTTTCATTTTTTAATAAATTTTGGATTGTTTCGGTGTCTATTGAAGTATGTGAACTATAAAAATCTGATAAGTGTTTTTCGATTTCTCTAAGCTCTTTTGCAGCCTTTTCAAGTGTAGATGCTTCACCTTGTACTGTATTCCACGGCAAATGAATCATTATGTCACCATTTTCTTCAATTAACCTTGTATCACCAGCCATATAAATGTAACTAGCGATGGAATAAGCTTTTTTTGCTACCGTAGTAACTGGTATTTCAAGATTCTTTAAATATTGATATATATCTTTTCCAACAGTTACATAACCACCAATGGAATCAATTTTAACTTCACATTCCGTTGGATTATCAAAACTTTTGTACTGTCTGATTACATCGATTAGATTAGTATCTTCACCTATTACACCACTTATGTATATAATTGCTTTGTTCATATACTGTTATATGAACCAAATGGTGGGTATTTTTCCGTTTTACAACGTCCGAATGTTGTATAAACAAAAAAACCACCCTTGTGAGGTGGTTAAAAAAAATTAATTATGTCACTAATTAATCAGATAAATGTTAGTTGATAGCTTGTTGTGGGTCTATGTAAAATACTGGCTTAAACTCATACGTATTATTACCATTTGAAGCTGTATGTTTTGGACAATTTTCAAATTTTATTGCATCCATTTTGGTATGATTTAAATCAAATAATAAATCTTTATCTGTATATCTGACCAAATAAAATGCTCTTATATCCTTATTGATGTTCTTTTCCTTATTCTTGCATTTTGAAACAATATCAATTAAACTTTTATACTTATCAAGTTGAATTAAACACCCACCAGCATAATAATCTGAAGTAACATTTCTTGTCTTGACTTCACATATACCATTTATTTTAAATGGGGTGTTTGTGTTACCACTTATGAATGTAAAATCAAATTTTGAAAAACCTTCATTATATATTTTTTCAATTTCAATTTCTTTATTGGTTTGGCAAAAACCAGTTATTGTTTCTGTTTCTTTGTTTATATAATCATTAAAATTCATTTGTAAAATTGGTTAATACTATCTTTATATATTTATAAATAGTATCGAATAATAAAAAGTTCAAAAAATGAAGAAAAAAAATGAAATAAAATATCAAGAATGGTCTGAACATCTAACAAGTACTAAAGAAAAATCAGATTATTCTTTAAAAAGAATGGATTTACTTATAATAACTATAAGTGGTGGTGGTCTTTACGTTTTATTTGAAACTTTAAGAGAATTTAAAACGGGGAATATTTTAATAGAAAATACTAATCTATTGTTTTGTACTGGACTTTTTTTACTCCTAACTATTCTTTTAAATTTTGGCTCACAACTAAGTGGATATTATGCAAACAATTATGAAGAAAAATATATTATCATTGAACTTAAATTACTAGAGGGTGAAAATTTGAATAAAAAAGATAAAACTGAATTGAAAAATGAACAAAATGGATATGACAAATCCCAAAATTGTTATAATAACATTACTCATATATTAAACAATGCATCAATTCTAACAATGATGATAGGATTAGGACTACTAAGTTATTTTAGTTATTCTATTTTTTAGGTCTAGTACCTGTTTTTAAACCTTTAGTATTTTCAGCACCCCTTCTTTCAGTATAACCTAAATTAATTGGTTTTTCTTGATTAGAATTTGAACTATTGTTTGAACCACTATTATTTGATGAATTATTACCGTTCTTATTTTTATCACACATATTTCTAATTTTGTATAAAAATACTAGTTTTTTAAACCATCATAAGTCAATTTACCTTTATTCTTATCAACACATTGTTAACTCTCAAATTTCTTCAATAAATGTTTTTTCAAGGTATTTTTTAATTTGAATAACATTACTGGTATCAAATGTTTTATCAAAAATGACTAGCATTTCAATTGAAATAATAGCACATTCATAAAAAGTTCTGTTATCCTTATATTCTTCAATTTCTATATTTACAATCACATCATCCAAATCATCATAATAACTTAATAAATCACCCTTTATTTGGTTTTCAATATTGGTTGATGTTACACCATTCTTAAATAATTTAATACCTTTTAAAACGCCTGAAATGGCTATCATTCTATTCTGTAATTCTGTTATTTTCATCTTGCATTTTTATTAAGTCTTGTTATTATTCGTTGAATCGAATTAGGGTGCATATTGTTTTCTTTTGATAAAATATTATAACGTTCACCCTTAGTTCCTGATAGGGAATAAAATCTGTCATAAATTGCAATATGTTGTATAATGGTTGAATCAACAATCACTTTATTACGAATCAATTTTATTATTGTTGTTAAATTATTTTTGTCATTTACTAATTGATATAATGTCATTTATTTTTTAAGAATTTTATAAATCGTTTTTTCATTTTGAATCAAATGAAATGGTTGATATACCTTTATTATATTTTTTACAGAAACACCATCTTCATAATATTTTTTTTGAATAAATTTTTCAATTTGTGTTAACTGTTTGGAATGCTGATTTAAATAATCTTTAGTCTCAATTTCATTTGCTAAATCAGTTGAAGATTCTAACAAATCAATCTTACGTGTTTCTTCACCATCACTATCAACTATATGTTCATCAAGTGATTCTTTATTTAGTTGATTTTTGATTACAAAATGTTTGCAATGAAAATAAAGATGCTGAAAAGCAAATGTTTGAAAAGTACCTTTTGAAGGATTAAATTTATTTTTGATTTCAAATAATTTGATATAACATTCGTTGAATAAATCATTTCTAAATTGTTTATCAAAACGGTTGATGATTAGGTGTATAAGTGGTTGATAATCATTTATATTTATTTCGTTCAC